CCAAGCCGCTGACCCCATGCCCTCAAACTGTGGCCGCCTTCTACTTGTGGATTCAAAAGCCTTGAAAGAATCAATGTGTCTACCGCTTTCGATTTCGGTATCCCAATGTTCCAAACTTTCCGCAACACCGGCGCATCGAAACCAATTAAGTTGTGACCGATGATTTGATCGTATGCCTTTACCAGTGGCGCTAGTGTTAATGGATCTGTATGACATGTAACGTCTCCCGTCTCAACATCCTGTGTCACACACAGCCAAATCAAGCTGTGGTTGCTGTTCGTCTCGATATCCAGTATCAGTTGTTTCATTGCGATGCTCTGTAAACCTTAATTCTCTGGTGATTGGGTTAAACTGTAATATTACCACACCTATCTCTTTTTGCAAAGCAGTTCTGGAACTACATGCAGTGACTGAATCAGGGTATCTCAAGTCTGCGTACATGGTCTTGACATCAATTAACAATGTCTTTCCGTCTTTGTATGCCACCATATCAATTGGGCCTGTACATCCACAATTTCTAAATACTTCGTACCCGTTATCCCAAAGATAGGTAATTGCATAATGCTCTGCAAGATCACCGATACGGTTTGAATCAGTGATCATAATGCTTCCTCATCAATTTCTGTCATGCGACCGGTATCGAGATGATACAGAAGCGCACAGGCTTTACCGGTGGTGCCAGAGAAGCGGTTCTTTAACACCCTGACGTAGGTTGTATTACGCTTAATCTTATCCTCCGCCTGACCATCACGTTCCAGTCCGATAACCATATCAGATAGCTGTGCAATTGACCCGGAGCCTCGTAGCTGGGCAAGCGAAGTCGCCGCACCCTCTTCGTGGCCTTTACTATCAGGACGTTTCAGGTGTGAGACGCAGACAAGACTGATACCGGTCTCCTGCACCAACATACGAAGCTTGGTCATTATTTCATCAATCGCTTTTCGCTCATCACCATTAGACTGTGCAGACACAATGATACTGATATGATCAACAAACACATAATCACATCTTGCAACCTTGGCAAGGTAGCGTACACGATTGACGATATTATCAACGTCACTGGAACCGAAATGATCAAAGAGATACAGACGATCTGTACCAAGTGTAGCATGAAACGCTTCATCTTTTTCCTCCTGCGTTGATAACGTATCCGGGAGATGCAAAGGCTTGTTAGCCGCTAATGACATCAGCGACAGTCCAGTCTTGCGGGTAGACTCCTCCAAGAACATCATACCGATATTGGAATCAGTGTTTTGAATAATATGCCAGATCACCTCACGTAAGAACTGGGACTTACCAAGACCAGAGCCTGCAGTGACTGTTACCAACTCTTCTTTACGAATACCATACGTGAGCTTGTTCAGACCGCCAAAGGGATAGTCCACATCTGATTTCTGTACCGGCTTCATCACCTCATTATATAGGTTTGAGCCTGCAACAATCCCATCAGGAGTCCAACGCTCTGCATTCTTTACAGCGTTCAGATACTCAGCGGTGCGGTTACTCTGTAAGAAGTCTGATGCATCTTTTAAGCCATTCACCGGGACAACACAGGATGCCTTATGGCTGAATAGTTCTGCACACTGTGCCTGTGCTTTAATACCGGGTTGATCAGAATCAAAGTTAAAGACAATATGATCGAAGCTATCTAAATATTCATAGTTTTCTTCACAGTCTTTCAATGCAGACTGTGCACCGTTCCTAACAGAAACAACAGCACATTTACGTGGCCCTAACATCTGATAGGCGGATAATGCATCAAATTCACCTTCAACAACCACAATGGTCTTACCACCGGAAGGAAACTTATCTTGTCCAAATAAGTCTGTACCAGCACTCCATTGACCTTCAATCTTGAAGTTCTTCTCATTGTTGATGCGGATCTTAGCGGCTTTGTTACGGTTGTAGGGAAATACAATGTCAGTGCCTCTTAAACCAACACCGTAGAACTCACAGGTGTGGGTATTGATCTTACGTACAGCAAGATTGGTGTAAATTAGCCCCTGAGACGCATTGTAAGCCTCTGTATCGGACGATCTCTGTTTAGGTGATGTTGCCCTACTAGGCATATGTATTACCTCTGCTGGTGAGCTGTTTCGTGGAGGTACGTTTGAACCACAGCTAAAACATTTACCCCAGCCATTGTCGTTGATTGCGAATGCGTCACTGCTATCACACTTTGGACAGGATGTATGCGTGTCTACGAATGCCATTATAATTTACCTATGTAGTGGTCAACTTTGATGAGGAGAGATGCCAGTGCCATCGCAATCTGATCCAACTCCTCGTCTTCAATGTTCCCGGTGTCGTGAATACAGTCTGATGCAATTTCTAATGCGCTCAGTGCTTGCTTCAGTTGTTTTTCGACATGAAATGAAACTCTGGTGTCCATATCAGTTCCTTAATTCGTTAAGATACTCTTGGTATCGTTGTTCAATCTCTTGCCCGAACACGCTATAGTAGATGCTCTCAACAGCGAGATTATCCAATTCATGAATGCGATGAATCTCTTCGATGATTTCATTGATACAAAACTTCAACGCTTCATCGTAGTGGTCATCACATCCGGTTTGTGGATCTATCATTAGATTAACTCCTGTTGTATTTTTATATCTGTGGACATATAGCGTTGAGTCTCCCCTTTCGGATACGGAAGTGTCTCATACTTCAAATGCTTTCTATACTTTTTATTTGCAAAATATACATATCGATGTTTAGGTTGGGGTAGCTTCATCTCGATTTTGTTATCTTTCGCCCACTGTGAAGGTGCGGTAATGCCTCGATTCGTTAATACCTTAGCATGTACCCATTTCCCATCGACAAAATATTCTTTATCGTGGGCTTTCTTAGCCCCACAATACAGAAAATTAGTTGCTTGGTATACGTAACCTATATGCCCCATCGCCCCGTCAGCATAGCTTACTATGACCCAATCTTTAAGCTTCTTTAGGCTGTTACCGACTAAGAAAGAAGCAGAATTTTTAGGAGCTGTGTCATTGATGCATAGGCGGTTTAGCTCTAACACCTTAGTTCGATGCTCTTCGCCTAAGAAGCCCCTACCTACCTGTGGTGATGGTGGCATTCCATATGTCACCACGCCTTCTAACAGATCATCAACATACAGGCCGAAACAAAACATACGTTGACATTTTCTTTTAGCGTAATGTTTATGTAACAGCCATATATCTGTTTCTGGGCATGGTAGCGGTTTAACTTCCATTGCAGTCATTCTCAAAATGCTCCATGTTGTCTTGAACACGTTGTAGTATAACATCAGTGTATTCTTCTAAGCAAGAGTTTAAGGATTCTTTTAACGACTGTACAGATTGTTCAGTGATGTTACACAGAAACTCGTCACTACCGTCATAGTAGAACACACGCTTATCCAGTTCTCTGATTAAGATGATTGTGCTGATGCTGTCCATTTGAGTATTTCCTTTTCTAATCTGGTGGAGTGAAACGATGCCACAGTTGGTTTACCCGGTTCAGGTGCCAGCGACTCTGCCATCGATTTAAACACATCATACATCAGTGGTGCTGTTGAGTCAAACAAATACTCATCAGCGATGAATGAAGCCCACTTGTAGGCTGATTCACCTGTTAAGCCTCCGCTGACAGGACAACGATGCACTGATGGAAGTTTACCGTTCATAGCTATATCCCTCTTTAGCTAAATAGCTATTTAGCTATACAGCTCTTTAGCTTTATCAGTTCTATGTACATAAACCCTAAAGGACTATTTAGCTAAATAGCTTTAGAGCTAAATAGTCTATATAGAAAAATATCAGAGATCTTCATAACTGTCAACCTCATCTTCAACATCCATAAGATCATATCTTTCAATAGCTTGTATATCATAGCTAACAGCTTTGTAACAAGTGTTACAGAGATCTAAGAACTCACCGCTGGTTGAGCTTTTACGGGTTGATTCAAAATCATTCAGTTCAATATTGCATGCTTTACATCTCATAGGTCTCACAGTCCCTTTGTTGTTTGTTGAGTGTTTGATTATAAGGGCTGTTGCCGCTATGTCAAGCATTAATATTTAATATCAGGGTACAACAGTCCCTTCGGGGTCTCGCAGTCCCTTTTTATGTTAGAAGTAACAGTGGCTGGTTGTGCAGTGCGTCAGAGTTATCCACAAGTTATCCACAGATAAAAAGTTATCCACAATTCATCCACAATTCATCAACAGGGTCAAAAGCCTGTGGAAAACTTCTCTGATTTGGTTGTGGATAAAAATAATTTAAAATTTTTCTTGAATTATGGTTCGTTTTCCTGTAACCGCACCCGTTTCATTAATTTTT